ATTCCTTCATTTCTTCATCAGTCATGTATGGGTCACCATCGTGTGTATTGCAGATTGGTGGGGTGATCCATTTGTTAGATACCCCGATTTCTACCCATTCATCAAAATCTAATTGCTTATTCATTAGAAATCCCAATCGTCGTCGGTTGTTGCTTCATGCTTTCCAATTACATAAGATGAACCAGATCCAGAGAAGAAGTCGTGGTTCTCGTCTGAGTTTGGTGACAATGCAGAAAGGATTGCAGGGTTTACGTTGCACACATCCTTGGGGAATAGTGCATCGAAGCCTAGGTTCATTAGGGCCTTATTTGCATTGTAACGCAAGAATGCCTTAACGTCCTCAGTCAAACCCATAGCATCGTATAGGTCTGCTGTGTACTTAACTTCGTTCTCATAGAGTTCCATAAGGAGTGAGTATGCAAAGTCGTGCAGCTCTTCCTTGCGAGCCTCTGAAGACTCGTTGTATGCCTGCTGAAACTTGTATCCAATGTAGTAGCCGTGCACAGCTTCATCACGAATAATAAGACGAATAAGGTCTGCAGTGTTGGTTAGCTTAGCACGAGAAGACCAATACATAGGAAGATAAAATCCTGAATAAAAAAGAAATGATTCAAGAAGAGTGGATGCAATCTTCTTCTTCTCTGGGTCATCTCCATGGTAGTTATTAAGGACAATCTCAGCTTTTCTCTGTAGGTAGGGGTTGTCTTCTGACCATCTAAAAGCCTCGTCAATCTCTGACGTTGAACATAACGTCGAAAAGACGCTAGAATAGCTTTTAGCGTGAACAGATTCCATAAAAGCAATATTAGTAATAACCGCTTCTTCATGTTGTGTTATACTGTCCCCAATAATACTCATTGATCCTACAGTACCCTGCAAAGTATCCAGCATGGTAAGTCCAGTGAACACATGCATAGTTAGCTTCTGCTCGTCTGGGTGTAGTGTGGCCCACGACTGTACATCGTTGGCTAGTGGAACTTTCTCTGGCAACCAAAAGTTTGCTGTGAGTCGGTTCCAGACCTCTAAGTCAATAGGGTCTTCAATCTTGTTCCAGTTAATAGGTCTTGTAATCATTATACTCCAATCATAACATGCATGAGACGCAGTTGTCAATTTCTGTACCCTCTAGGGCAAGCTGACGAATGCGAATGTAATAGATAGTTTTAATACCCTTCTTCCATGCATAGATTTGTGCACGGTTTACATCACGGGTAGTTGCCGTGTCCTTGAAGAACAGCGTGAGAGACAGTCCCTGGTCAACGTGCTGGGTTGCAGCAGCGTAGACATCGATGATAGCCTCTGGACCAATCTCATAAGCATCCTTAAAGTACTCCATGTTCTCAGCATTCATGTGAGGAGCAGGGTAGTAGACACGTCCAAGCTTACCTTCCTTGCGAATCTCAATCTGAGATGCAATTGGGTGGATACTTGAGGTAGAGTTATTAATGTAACTAATTGATCCAGTGGGTGGTACTGCTTGTAGGTTCTGGTTATACAAACCATACTTCTTCACACTCTTGGCTAGGTTCTCCCAGTCATGCTGAGTAGGAATATCAATCTTAGCGTTAGCAAAGATTTCCCTTACCTGCTTTGTGGCTGGCTTCCACTCCTGCTCAATGTACTTAGTGAAGAACTCACCAGTAGCGTACTTAGAGTTTTCAAAGTTATCAAACGGTGAACCAGTTTCCTTAGCCATTGCATTTGAGGACTTTAGTGCGTGGTACAGAACGGTATAGAAGTAGATGTTCGTAAAGTCAATTGACTCTTCGCTACCATAGTGAATCTTCATCTTACCAAGATAACCGTGTAGGTTCATCTGACCAAGACCAATGGCACGAGACTTCTTATTACCCTCCGCAATTGACATTACAGAGTCAATATAGCTCATGTCTGCAACAGATGTGAGTGAACGGATTGCAATATCAATAGTCTTGCCAAAGTCTGGAGAATCCATAACCTGTGCAATGTTTAATGATCCTAGGTTACATGAGATATCCTTACCGATAGTCTTGTAGCTAAGGTCAGCGTTGTACTCAGATGCTGAGGATACCTGCAAAATCTCAGAGCAGAGGTTTGACATACTGATACGTCCCTCTACTGGGTTTGCATCATTAACAGTATCTTCATACATTACATATGGGTATCCAGACTCAAACTGCAGCTCTGCAATGCGTTCAAACAATACACGAGCCTTGATCTTGGACTTCTTAATCTCTGGGTTGTCAACCATTTCCTGGTATTTCTCAGTGACCGAAATCTCTGTCATTGGAACACCATAGATACGCTCAACGTCGTATGGAGAGAATAGGTACATGTCCTCGTTGTTACGAGCAAGCTCTAGTGTAACATCTGGAATAACAACACCAATACTAAGAGTCTTAATACGCATCTTTTCATCAGCGTTCTCACGCTTAGTATCCAAGAAGTTTAAAATGTCTGGGTGGTGTGCGTTGAGGTACACAGCACCTGCACCCTGACGTGCACCTAGCTGGTTAGCGTAAGAGAATGAGTCTTCAAGAAGCTTCATAACAGGAATAACACCAGAGGATTGGTTTTCAATCTTCTTGATCGGTGCACCAGACTCACGCAAGTTTGTTAGGTTAAGGGCAACACCCCCACCACGCTTAGATAGTTGGAGGGAGGAATTGATTGCACGAGCAATTGATTCCATGTTGTCCTCAATACGGAGAAGGAAGCAAGATACGAACTCACCTCGCTGCATCTTACCTGCATTAAGGAACGTTGGAGTAGCTGGCTGAAATCGTCCTGAGATAATTTCGTCTACCATAGACTTTGCAAGCTTCTTGTCTCCACGAGCAAGCATAAGTGCATTCATACATACACGGTCTTCGAATCGTTCAAGGTAACGGTTGCCATCAAATGTCTTTAATGCATATGAAGTGTAAAACTTGTATGCACCAAGGAATGTATCAAACCTAAACTTGACAGCATATGCTTGCTTAAACAAAGACTTAATGAAGTCAAAGTCATACTGGTCTAGGACTGTCTTGTCATAGTATTCGTTCTCAATAAGATAGTCAATCTTTTCCTCAAGGCTGTGGAAGAAGACTGTGTTCTGATTTACGTGGTCAAGAAAATAAGCCTTAGCAGCCTCCTTGTCCTTATCGAACTGGATCTCTCCATTTGGGCCATATAGATTCAACATGGCGTTTAGTTCATGATAGCTGTAATTGCTCATTTAGTTTCCTCAACCTTTCCTGTACTGTTTGTACGTCTTCTGGAGTCCCCAGAAGTTCTATCTTTGCCAGTATTGGCACACCTGTTTTCTCAGCAATCAGGTAAGCTGCCTTGCAATAATGTTCACCGAAATTCGTATTACCAAACCCTACAACTCCTGCTAGCAAACTTCTGTTCATCTTATCGTTAAGAAAGTTTGCAACAGGCCTGGGTATAGAGTATTCTCCATGCCCACCGCCATAGGTTGGAACAAACAGTACATAGGGTTTATGTACCACTAAGTCTGGTATAGATGATAAGTCTATTACCCTTCTATACCCCAGCTTTTCAACGAAACGCTTTGTGTTGCCAGACTTGTTCGAGTAGTAAACTACATCTAACATCTCTCTCCTAAATTAGGTCGAAGCGGCCAAGGTATTCCTTGACATCATCTGGCATTGGCTTAGGTTTCAATTCTATCACATTATCATTAGGATTCAAAGCTATGGTCTTTGGTCTATCCTTGAAGGTATGAATCTCAATCTCTTGATTCATGTTCTTTGGAGTATGTGAAATAGCACCGAAGATAGCACCACATACGGCATCCGCAAGGTCCTTAGATTTCTTACGAGGGTGGTCTACACGGTTCTGCTTCATAATCTTAAGCTCTGTTAGTTCTTCAAATAGTAGATCGATTGCAGGCATAGCCAGTCGCTCTTCATATACAAGCATAGCCATATCTTCGTAGTGCTTCTTGGCAACAGAAACAGTCTCAGTACGCATACCAACCTGCTTCAACTCATTCTGGATATCAAAAGACTGCCAACGGTCAAAGCTAACCATACCGATATTAAAACCTTGTCTACGTAGGTTCTGAATCCACTGTTTTACCTCTGAAAGGTTTACAGGGCCTTCAATCTTTGGTTCCCACCATACAACAGCATCTACTACTACGATTGGTGCTACTTGCTGATAATCTTTAACTACCTGAATATTGACCCACTTCTCAACGTGTGCAATTGCTACCGCACATTTATCGTGAAGTTGTGCAAGGTCGGCATGGACATAGTATGTCTTTTCTGGATCAGGCGTAAAAGATGGATCAAAGCTCTTGTTACCATCAATTGGGTTACGCAGTGTCATACATGCTCTAACCTTTTCTACCTGCTTAAAGAATGCATCTGAGCTGTATGTAGGCACACAGGCAAAACGCATCATGGCATCACCTAGGTCAGTGTAAAATGCTAGCTTGAAGTCATCAATCTTACGGGTAGGGTTTACAATCCATGTAGGACGCTTGATAGCAAACATACCTGGATACTTGTAGTTAAGGATAGTGTCTTCATCCCAGCTAATCTCTAGACTGTTACCCTCCATGTCCTCTGGCAAATCCTCATTCATAATAAACTTGTGAGTCTTTGTAATGACTTCTTTATCTAAGATGACATCGTCATACCGCTGCGAAATAAAGTCACCTGGGTAACGAGGGAACGACAGCAGTGCAACCTTGCCTAGGTCTGGGAAACGTGAGTCTACGGAAGCACGGAAGGCCTTATAAATGTTATCAGCAGTCTTACCCTGCTCATTACCTGTTCCAACCTCAGTAGCAAAACCAGAGATCTCGTCAAGAACGGCTAGGATAAGGTTTAGACCCTCGTGGGACTCTCGTTCAGAGTGACCAGAATAAACTGTAATAGCGTGGTCAAACTCAATCGAGTCTGCCTTTGCATAGAACTTACCAGCAAACCATGGGGACTTTTCAATCTTAGTCTTAAATCCCTTAAAGAACACGTTCTTAGCCTGCTGTGCGTTGATAGCAACGTTAATAATATCAATAGCATCGCCAGAAGGCTTTCCAAAGTAGCGTGCTGGATCCTTAAGGCATAGCAGCTTATACACGATGTAAGCACAAGCTACGGTAGACACGAAGTCCTTACCGCTACCCTTACCAAGCTGTAGGATAACCTCATTCTTGGTGTACTTCTTGTAGTACGCTGTACCTGCAGCAGTACCCATAATTTCCTGAAGCTCATTCTCCTTGTAGATCTGACTCATTGCTTCTACAATGTCATACTGGATCTGGGACAGCGGTGGCTGGCCAAGGAACTGTTCGCCCTCTACGAATGTCTTTACATCGACTGGCGTTTCGCTAAAAGGGTTATCCTTTAGAACTTCTATAAAATCATCAAACATCGTGTACTACCGTAATCACTTCATTCTCTTTGGATGCCTCTGATAGACGACGCATAATCTTGTCACGAATCTCTGGGTACTCAGAAGCAATGTCTTTAAGGATATTCATAAGAATACCTTGTCGCTTTTCAATCTCAATCATCTCTTCTGCAAGCTCCTTGTTCTCAAGAAGACCAGCCTTCTGTAGCATATCAATACGGCGTGACTCAATGTCAAGCACCAGCTTGATTGCTGTAGTCTTTGCTGTCAGGTTAGCCTGTGTGGTCGCATCGTCAATGACTTCGTATGCTTGCCCAATCAGCTTGTTGTAGTGTGTGTCAGCGGCTACCAGAGCCTCTCTAGCACGTTCACGAATAGCTGCATTGTTAGATGCCATAACCTTCCATTCATCTAGGTAGGACACTACCTTCTGACGTGGAATGGCCAACTCCTTGGCAATCTTTGTTGGGTCGTTGCCCTCTAAATACTTAGAGACGACCTTATTC